GAGGCCCGCGTCGATCAACAGGCGGGTGGTGCCGTCCGACACAAATGTGGAATTGCCCGCGCTACTGGTGGCCAGTACGGCGACTTTAAGCTGGCCTGCAGGGCTCGAACCCGCATTCCCCACCAAAGGTGAAGTGCTGTTTTCGTCTCGTTCTGACGAGTCTCTCTGGAGCGTTAGCTCCTCGCCGGTTATCACGCCGGTTGCATCAAGGCCAGCCATTTATTATCACCTCGAAAAAAAAAGGGCAGCCCACGAAGGTCCGGGCTGCCCACTAGTTGTGTTGTTAAGAAATCTCCCTGGAGGAGGAGATGGTCTATCCTACACCCGGCTGCGGCGTCGGACTATGTACATGCCGATCAGGCCCGCGCCCATCAGCCCGTAGGTGGCAGGCTCCGGCACATCGTCGCAAGTGCCATCGACGCAGAAGGGATCAACGCCGGGTCCGGCGTAGAACTGATCGATGAGGCTGATCGTTGCGTAGCCGAGGCCCTCGCTATCCGAGCCCACCAGGAAGATGTCCTTAACGATGCGGAGATCGCGATAAGGGGCATCCAGAATGGCTACATCCGCCAGCGGGCCGCCGGGGGCATCAACCTGAGCCTGTCCTGCGACATGGAGGAAGGGCACGGTGCCGAGGACGGTCTCGACGACTTGAGCAAAGCTCTGATCGCCAACGACGGCCCCGTTAAAGAGCAATCCAACCCCACCGATAGCCGGAAACAACGGATTCACCGAAATGTCGTAGGCGATCAGGAAGTCAGAGGAAGCAAAGCCGCCGTTGCTGAGAGCCGTGAAACCACCGGCAAAGCGGATCTGATTGCCGACCAGGGACACGTCGATGCCGGACGCATCGAGCGGCGCACAAACTCCAATTCCACCGCAAGTGCGAGTGAAGGCGAAGTCATCAACAGTGATATAGGAATTGGAAAGCGAGCCGCCGGCCACGAGAACCGAAAGTAGAGTCGCCGAGAGATTACCTACGCTGGCAAGAGCCAGCAAGGACGCGAGAACAAGCTTGTTCATGAAATAAACCCTTTCTCCGAAAGCCCTTTCGAACGGGCAGCCGCGCGGTCCTCATCCGAGGAAATGACCAGCGGCTTACAGTTCCAAAGTGTATCGATCCTAGCAGACTCACAAAGCGGCTCATGCCTTTTTTTTGAACTGCGCCGCTTCGGGGCAGGAGGCGAAGTGATTCAGGCCATCGATGTCATACGGAGTGTTGTGGCCGGAGTTGTGACGGACCCAGGTGATCGCCGCTCCGCAGCCCTTGCAGCGGCCAGGAGCGCCGACATTCTTCAGGAGCGCGGCCATCCGTTTGCACTGCTCGGCGAATTGCCTTTCGAGATCCTCAAGCATGGTTCAGCCTCATGTGCCGGGAGTAGCGCGAGACGCTGACGAGCGCACCGCATACCTCGCATGTGACCTTGCGCGCCGGGCGGCCCACGCCGCGGTGCAGCAGCGGGTAGCCGATCCGCTTGCGCAGGTAATCGCTCATGGAGAGTTTCAGCTTCTCGGCCTTGGCGAGCATCTCTGCTTTTTCGTCGGCGTTCAATTTCATCACTATCTGTGGCATAAGTTCAGCCCCTATCTTAAACACCATTATGTTGCTATCGCAATAGTGGTTAGCGTACTATTTGCTTGAGGTGAACGCAATTGAATACCAATTCAAGCGAGCAGCAGTATCAGAAGACCACCGAAACGCTGGTCGAGACGATCAAGAAGCTCATCCCTGGAAACCCGCAGATCCTGGCGATGAATAGCGCCTGGGATCTATTCAAAGTGCCCGGCTTCAAGATCGACGACGGGCCGAACGGGCCATCCTACGCTCAGGCGGCGTGGGCTCTCAGCAAGGCGCAGCATGATTGGCGGCTGGAGGTGGCTAATGAACCCCAGCCTTGAAACGCTGAACGCGAAGAGCAGCCGGGAGCGGTACGCGAGCATCTGGCGCAACTACGACGGCGAGATGACCGCCGCCGGGATTCAGTCCTACGTCGCCGAGCGCCGGGACGCGGGCTATGCGCCGGCCACGGTGAACCTGCACTTGTCGGCCTTGAAGTTCCTGGCGCGCGGAGAGGCTCCGGCCGCCGAGCGGGCGGCGATTGCGGCCATCAAGTCCCTGCCGGTGCGCGGCGTTCGCATGGGATCGTGGCTCTCGCTGGGCCAGTTGACCGAACTCCTCACGCCGGAGCCCGGCCTGGCGGGCCTTCGCGACCGGTGCCTGCTGGCGCTGCTCGCCGGGTGCGCGCTCCGCAGGGGAGAGCTCGCATCTCTCCAATTTGCCCACGTCCAGCGCCTGGACGGGCGGCTGGTGCTCCTCGACCTCGTGGGGAAGGGCCGCAGGGTACGGACGGTTCCCATCCCGTCCTGGGGCATTCTGGCGCTAAAAGAGTGGCAGGCCGCCGCCGGTATATATACCGGCCCGGTCCTCAGGCGGGTCTGGCGCGGCACGGTGGGCGAGGAAGGGCTGACCGCCGACCACATTCACGCCATCGTGAAACAGGCGGGTGCGCGGATCGGCGTGCCCCAACTTGCACCGCACGATCTCCGCAGGACATTTGCGCGGCTGGCTTTGAAGGGCAAGGCCGACTTGTCCCAGATCCAGTTGACGCTCGGCCATAGCTCGGTGGCGGTCACCGACAGGTATCTGAACAGCACGGTCGATCTCGAGAATCCGGCCTGCGATGCAATCAAACTATGCCAATAAACATGGAAACTCTCCCCGCGCGCATGCGCTCTCTGAAGCTGACCGACAAGGGCATTCCCATTCCCTGGTTCGTTGCCTATGTCGATGGCAAACCCGAGTTCCGGGCGCTCGACAACCAGAAGTTCATCAGCGCCATCAAGCGGCGTCTGTGCTGGGTCTGCGGCGAGCCGCTGGGCGTCTGGAAAACCTTTGTGGCCGGGCCCATGTGCGGCGTCAACCGGACGTCGAGCGAGCCGCCATCGCACCAGGAGTGCGCGCTCTGGTCGGCGCAAAACTGCCCGTTCCTCTCGAACCCGAAGATGGTGCGCCGCGAGGACGAGCTCATCAACAACGAGCAGATGCGCGAGAACGTGGGCGGGATGGGGATCACGCGCAACCCAGGCGTGGCCATGCTCTGGCTCACCCGCGAGTACGAGGTCTTCAAGACCGAGACGGGCCCGCTCATCCAGATGGGCGAGCCGCATGAGGTGGTCTGGATCTGCGAGGGCCGGCTGGCGACCAGGGCCGAGGTCCAGGCTTCAATCGACAGCGGCCTGCCGATCCTCGAAGCGGTGGCCAGGACCGAAAAGGGCGGGATGGAGGCGCTGCACAAGGCTGTGGCCCGGTTTGAGAGGTGGCTACCCGTATGAGCGCCATCATCCAGCCCGGCAAGAACATCCAGAAGAACCGGGTCGACGCGATCGAGACGATCCTGACGTTTCTGTTCATGTGCGAAAGCGCCAACGACGATATCGACGCCCACGAGTGGAAGTACGAGTGCCCCGAAGGCTATCAAACGATGAAGAAGTTCTTCGACTTCCCCCTGTCGCACTTTGACGGTGCCGAAGCCTCCTGGCTCTACGAGTCGCTGCGAGGGATGCAGAACCACGAGAAGCTGTACTACATTCCGACCGACCCGAAGGAGCAGGAGGAGTTGCGCCAACTGCCGATCAAGTGGGACGCCTGCCAAGCCACCTACTACGACGCGATTCCGGACGTTTACGACGACGTGAAGGCCACCTACCTCATGTCGCTGCGGCGCGTGAGGGAAGTCCCGCTCAAGGTGGTCCGGGGCTTGTTCCGGCTCCGCTCCTCCAAGGTGGTCGAACAGGCGATCGCGCACCTGTTCAACAACGGCACATACCGTACCACCCGCCAGTTTTTGCAGTATTTCGGGGGCACTTGGCACATCGTGGCCGCGCCGTTTGAATTTGAAAAGCCGGTGCCGCTCGACGAAGAAGAGAACATCTCACTGCTCGGGTTCAAATCGATGTCGTTCACCAACGAATACGAGTGGTACGTCAACGTGGGCTACAACCGGGCGGTGATGCCCACTATCGCGATTGGGACCGATCCGCTCGGGGCCAAGGAAGTCTTCAAGCTGCGCGACATCCCGCCAGGCCGCTCGCGCCGCGAAGCCCTGCGCAACTGGGTCTCCGGCCACTGGCGGCAGGCGCGGCGCGAGGAAAACCCGGAGACCTACATCTGGCCGCACTTGCGGGGCGCTGAAGAGTTTACCTGGAATGGCCTCTACTGCAAGATTCAGCCGGCCCCTTATGACTTACGGAAGGCCGCGGAGTATCAAAAGATCAGGGAGGTGTCGCATGCTCGGCCGAAGATGTGAGAAGTGCGGGAGGATCGGGCCCGCGTGGATGTCCTGCCCGCACTGTCTGCCGGTCAATGCGCCGGAACTGCTGCGGCGGCACGCCAACCGTCACGCCGGGCGGCATCAGAATTGGAACGCCGTTCGCCGCATACCTGTGTAGAGCACCGGGACGGACAGGGGAAAGAAAGTTAAATCCCTGCCCGGCCCGGCGTCTGCATCAACCAGAAGTGTCCTCAAACAAACCAACCACTACTACGACAGGAGAACCCCATTATGGCAGAGAAGACCGAAGCCCAGCGCGCAGCGCGGCGGGCCTACATGAAGAAGTACACCGCGCGCAAGCGCAAGGAAGCTCTCGCGGTGGCGAGGGATAACGAGATCGTCGAGATGGTACACGCTAATGTGCCGGATAAGAACTCCGCACTCGTCAAGGCACGGGCGGCACTGGCCGAGAAGCGGGCGGCGGCGCGCAGACCGAAGAGCAGGCTCGCCTACATGATCCCCCGCCTCGTCGACCTCACCTTGGCGCTGCGCAAGGCCGGCTGCCGGATGGCCATCTGCACGTTCACAGACGGCTCGAAGATTACTTTGCGGTAGAGTGTGACCGGGGGGAGTTGCCCGTCCCATCGCGATGGGCCATCGCTGACACCTTGGCCTGTCACACGAGGCAACTCCCCTGAACTTCACGAGGCCCTGGCCGTTCTGATCGCAATGATCCGGTCGTCCTGCATGGCCTTGAGGACCGCCTGGGTATCCGGGCGCGTCCATACCTTCCCCTCGCGCTCGGCGAGAAACCTCTGGATCGAAACCTTCTCAGGCGGCTTCCGTTTCATACCGGCTCCATCTGCTCTGCCTGAGCTTGGGAGATCTTCTCGATCACTTCCTTCGCCTTATGATCCACCTCGAATGGCTGTTCCCCTGTCCCCCGCACCCAGATCTTCGCCGACTCCCCTTGGCTGGATTCCCAGGACTCCATCACCACGGCGATATCGTTCACCGCCACAAGTAACTCATTCCCCCCTAAGGTCTTAAATCTGATCAACGGATTAATTTTGTTCATTCTTCTGGTTCCTTTTCACAGTCTCTAGCAAGGTTTTCAAATCTTGCATACTCTTTTTTGAACAGCAGTTGCACCGTACCGGTGGGCCCGTTGCGCTGCTTGGCGATGTTGACCTCGGCTTGGCCTTTCAACTCCTCATCATGTGGTTTGTACCACTCTGGCCGGAAGGCAAACCAGACCATATCGGCATCTTGCTCCAGGCTCCCCGATTCACGGAGGTCGCTCAGTTGGGCCCGGTGGTTCCCGCTCACGCGCGTGTCGACGGCGCGGTTCAACTGGGCGAGCGCGAGCACCGGCACCTGGAGGTCTTTTGCCATGAGCTTAAGGCCCCGTGAGATGCCGCTTACTTCCTGGTTACGGTTCTCGCCCTGGCCGCCCATGAGTTGGATGTAGTCGATCACAATCAGGGCTAGATCCCTGTTTTCTTTCAGCCGTCGGCCACGGGCGAGCATATCGAAAACGGTCATACTCGATCGATCTGTCATAGGCACCGGCCAGTTAGAGATCAAGGCCGAGGCAGCCTGTACGCGCGTCCGTTCTTCCTTGTTCAGGTATCCGAGCCGGAACCGCTGGATATTAACCCGGGCCTCTGCGCAAATCATCCGCATGAGGAGTTGTTCGTTCGACATTTCGATCGAGAAGACGGCAACAGTCCTGGGGGGCTTGGCATATCCTGCCACATTAGCCACGATGTTCATGGCGAGCGCCGACTTCCCCATCCCTGGACGGCCGGCGAGGATCACCAGATCGCCTGGATAGAGCCCGGCGGTCATCTCGTCGAGCCGGTGGAAGCCGGTCTTCAATCCCTTAGCGTGCTTGGATGGGTCCAGGAACGCGCTGTAGCCGCCCGGGTACGCTTCCATGACCTGGAGCGGATCGAGCATATCCCCAGAGCGCCCGCCTTCGTCCAGGGCCAGGATGGAACTCTCGGCCCCCTTCAGGACCGCCGCGGCCGGTTCGTTGTCCATCAACGCCCGGTCGATGATCGATTGCGCCTGCAGTATTAGTTGCCGCTTGAGCGATTTCTCCTTGACCGTCGAGATGTAGTTCTCGAGGTTCACGATCCTCGGCATGTTGGTGTCGAGCGAGTCGAGGTAGCCGGGCCCCAGACTGGTCAGTTGCCCGATATCTTGCAGGCGGCGCCGGATCGTCACGCGATCAACGCCTATCCCCTCCTGGTTCAGCAGGAGCATCACCGCGAAGATCCGGCGGTTGGACTCCACGCTGAAGTCCCCGGCCCGAAGCGCCGAGCCCGCGATCGCCAGGGCCGCTGGGTCGACCAGAATGGCTCCCAGGATGATTTCCTCCTCGTCCGGGGCGGCTGGCAGGCCCCTATCGAACACGAGCTCCCGCATCAGTCGTCCTCCTCCTTTTCCCGTTTCCACTTTTCGACCTTGGCGGCTTCCTCCGCCGCCGCCCGCAGGATCTGCTCGTCATCGAACCCGGTGAGTAGCGGGTTTATGCCCTCGTCGTCGTAGCGGCCATCCTTGAGCCACTTTCGCGGGTGGAGGACTTGTCGAGGTGTCCGGGCATTTGCCTCGGCGAGGAGTCGCGGCCCCTGGCGCTTGGCGGCTTCGATGATCCGGCGGCAGTGCGCCTCGTCTTTGACTTGCCGGTCCCACTCGGCTTTGGCGGCTATTTTGCCGATCTTCTCCCAGACGATTGACCAGAAGTCGTCGAACAGGATGTCTCGCTTCCGCTTCTTGGTTTCCGGTTTAGGGACCACCTCCGGCTCAAGCGCCTCCGGCGTTTGAGCAAGGTTCTGGTTCTGAATACTCTTCTCTTCTTTCTTCTTACTTCTTATTTCTTTATTGGTGGCCGGTTTCGTGACGTCCAAGTGGCCGCTAAGAGGCCGACTTGAGGCCGGTTGAGTGGCCGCTAAGAGGCCGGTCTCCTTGTTACCGTTCTGATAAATATCAAAGTTTACAACGGTATACAGAGTAGATTTGGTGGCCGCTTTCGTGACGATCATGTGGCCGGTTTCGAGCGCTGCGAGTGCTCTGCGAGTGGCCGCTCGAGTGACGCCCACTTTTAGCGCGATTTGGGCTGATGTGGCGACGAAGGATCCCACTGGAAGATCGATCTCCGCACCGTCGAATTTGTACTTGCGCGGCTTCCAGTTGGCCCTGAACAGGCAGTCTAGGAACACCTTCAGGTAGGCAGGCGGGTATTGGGTCCAGATCGGGTTGTCTTGCAGGCTACGGTACAAGGCGATGTACCCGCGAGACAGGTTGTCTTCGTTCACACGTCCCCTTTACAGGCTCACCGGGGGCGTGAAATGTAAAGGGTCACTTCACGCCAGATCCCGGCAAATTCCGTTCGTACGAGCCGGTAGCTACCCGCCTCGCGTTCTTCGAACGGACAATCCTAACGCTTACACACCCGGTATTGCAAGGGGTTGGCCGTTATTTACGATCAAGCACACGGCGCAGAGCTTCGGCAGCTTCGACCTCCTGCTGGAGCTCTTCCCGTACCTCGACCAGCCGGTCGGCGGCGTCCTGGATGCGGCTGTGCAGCTTGCGCGTAGTGACGCTCTCGATCGAGATGCAGTCGGCGGCCCAGTCTAGGCAGGCAATAGCCTCGCGAACGCGGTTAAGTAGTTCTGTTTGTTCCATATGTCAACCTGTCGTTGTCATGGCGACTTTTGCCAAACGGGAGTCGACGGCCTCCCGGAGAGTGGCGTAAGTCTTCTCTCCGGCGAGCATCTCTTCGCCAGGCGGGAGGTAGACGATCATGGCCTGATCGCCCTGCATGTGCCAGCTTTTCTTCGTCCAGGCCAGCTTGCGGAAGCCGGCCTCCAGGTAGTCGATCCGTTCAGTGTCGGTCATCTTTCCAGGCTACGTCTGACTTCGGTGGCGAGGCGTTCGAGCAGGAGCGGCTGGATCAGGTCCGGCGGCAATCTCCAGACGCGCCAATAGCGGAACGCCGCCTCGTTATATTTCTCACAATCGGCGAGGAAGCCGGTCATCCGCATGTGGCGGCCGCGGTGCTCGCCTTCATAGGCCCCGCCTTCGATCTCGACGGCCATCATGGCGCGCGGCCAAGCGAAGTCGAAGAGCCACTTACGCTTCGGATGGAACTTATACTCACGTTCGAATAAGGGCCCACCAATCGCCTTCCAGGCGACCGCGAACCGCTCTTCAGGCTCGGACTTAGCTTTTGGTATATTTACCATTCCACGCCTTAACCATTTGCCGAATACAATTCTCGATGTCCTCGCCGGTATCCGCTTGGCGGATGCGGGCGGCGAGATACACAAACCTATTCGCCAGATCCTGCGCGAGCTCGTCCACGGACTTATCCTTGGGCATCTTCTTTGTAGAGCTTGGCACGAACGGCTGCATCCTTTGCTTCGAGGAGTTTCCTTAGAGCTACGGTGCGCTCCGGGTTACGTGGCAGGCTGGCCACGATCGTCTGGGCCAGCGCGCAGAACGGTTCACTTACATCCTGCAAGTGAAGCGGCAGATGCGCGTAGGCGAAAAACTGCATGATTGGTTCCATGTGGTTACAGTAAGTGCTTTCTATAGATTACGCATAGACTTTTGAGTAAGAGCAGCCAAACGATCTGCGGCATGATTTTAGACCCGCCCATCATTTACTCCTCGGGGATGTTCATTTGCCGCTCGTCGGCTTCTGGTGGTTCCTCTTCGAATAACTTGGCCTGCACGGCGTAAGTGATTTTCATCTTACATTCGGTGCCTTGGTTGGCCCGCCAGAACGCGCCCAGCATGGCCTCGGCGTTCTCAACCTGCGTCTTGACCTTGAAGGTCAGGCGGGTCTCGGTACTGTCCTCACCGCCCTTGCGGATGGCCTTGAAGTTTTCGGCCCCGGTGATGCCGATCGAGAGCGCGAGGTCTTTGCCGCCGACCTTGGGCGTCAGGACCATCTCGCCGGCCCCCACCGAGCTTTCTAACTCGATCGAATCCCAGTTCTCGCGGAGATCCCCGTCGTCGTAGAGCAGCGCCTCCCAGCCCATGATCTTGGCCAGCTTGGCCGAGATGTCACCGCTGGCCGCCACTGTCAGCATGAAGGCGTTCTTTTTACCCCGTAGAGTAAGTGTTTCGGGAGTCACTCCCGTTATGTTCAAAATCGGCATTGGTTCCTTCCTGTCGTTTCACTGGCCGGTCGCGCGGCCCGTACTTGTAAAACCAGCGAGCACGGGCGCGAGCGTTAATCCGCTCGCGCTGCTCGGCTGTAATCACCCGTTTTTTTTTATCCGGTTTGCGTACCCGCTTCACAAACTCGACCATCTCCATTGACCGGGCGAAGCGGGTGTCCCGGGCGGGGCCCCGCTCCTTGATCTCAAGGCCATCCTCGGCGGCGATCATGACCTCGTCCGGGATATCATCCTGTTTCATGTCGCCGTAACCGGCCCGGATCAGGGCGTCTAACTCGGCGAACCGCTTCTTATCGCTAATTGCCATCGGTTGAACCCCCGCTGGTTTGTCGACACCGGCCTGTTTTATTCCGAAGAACCTGCACACCTGAGACAGGGCACCCGGCATGGGCATCTCACCTTGCCTCCATCCCTTTGGTGAAGGCTAACCACATTGCCCCTTTGGCATGCTGTTCGACTTGGAAGCTGGGTACTAAACGGCCGTCATCGTATGTCGTTTTAAGTGCCCACATCAGGGCAGTTTTGAATTCGTCAGTCTCGCAGAATTCCTTCCACGCCTTCATCATTGGATGATCGTCTGGCAGCGCCATCGATGTTTGTGACATTTACGCCTCCACCGCCTCTAACTCAGCGCCGGACTCGACCCGGGCCATGATGATCTGCAGCCCTAAGTCCTTGGCCGCCGCGATGAGTAACTGCATGCTGTCGGCGTCCAGGACTTCGGACTCATCCAGGACCATCAAGGGTAAGTCGCCGAGCGCCTGCGCCGCGATGGTGATCGCAATTTTGCATTGCATACTTTTGTTCACATGCGGCCACGCCACGCCATCGACATAGACTTCCGGCATGTTCTTATCGGCGATCCGCACCTCGATGCCTGGGATCGGCAGCGTGGCGAGCTTCTCGGACTTGAGCCGGTCCAGGCCCTTCACCGCCGTGTCGAGTTGGGTCCACCGCTTCTGTAAGTGCCGGGCCGAGTCCCGCATCTTCTCAAGCTGGGCCCGCTGGCCCTCCACGCGGTTCTGGGCGGCGAGGGACTGCTCGGCTTGGCCGAGGGAGTTAGTAAGTTCCTCCAGTTGCGTGGCGACCGCTTCGCGGAGCGCGTTCTTCTCGGTTTCCGCCGCGAGCACGGCCACCTTATACCCTGCGTTGTACTCGGCCTCGGCCGCCGCGGCCCCCTCATTGAAGGCAAGCTGCAGCTTGAGGATCTGGGCGTCCCGGTCGGCGCGGAGCCCGTCGAGCACCTGTTGGCGCTGGTGATCGACGGCGAAAAGGTCTCGCTCCAGTTCGGCCTTGCCCTCGCCCACCTGGGAGCGGAGCATGTCCACGGCTTCCTTCCAGGTCGACTGCGTGCCTTCCGGCATGCTCTTCTCGGTTTCGACGATGAACCCCTCGGCCATCGACTGCTCGCGCGCCACCTCGGTGCGGCTGGCGTACCGGCCTTCCCTGATCTCGACGAAGCGCTTCAGGTCGATCTGCTCCTGCGGGTGCAGGATGTACTCGTTGCTGGCCTCGTTGACTTCCTGGCCGCCGAACTTCACCGGCATGACCTTCGAGAGCTCCTCGGCCCGCTCCTTGCCGCTCATGGTGATGAAGGCCGCCGGATTGAATCTCAAGCCGCTGGCCAGCTTCTTCACGTACGTGGCTTCGGCATTCACCTTCCCGCGATCGGCGGTCCTGACCTCCAGGACCGACTTCTCCGGCTTGATGGTCTTGCGGATCGTCACGCCGTCATCGAGGGCCAGGAGGATCGATCCCTCCTTGGCCCCCTTCCTGATCAGGGCTGCATCGTGCCCTCCCTCAAAGACGCTGATCAGCGCATCGACCACGGAAGTTTTCCCGGCGCCGTTCCGACCTTTTAAGACCGTCACGGCACCGGTATCAAAGGTTAGCGATTCGATACCCTTGATGTTCAGAATTTTGACAGACTTGAGGCGGCGGGTCATTTGGTCACCACCCCAAACTTGGCTACCACCTGAGGAAATTTATCGAGCGCGCACTCGGTGGCGTCCACTTCGAGCAGCCGGGCGATGCTCCACAGTACGATCTGCACGTCTCCGATCTCCTCACAAACGGCTTTCTTGCCGTGCTGTTTCAGTTCCCACTCGTTGGAGAGCCGGACCATAAGTTCGGCTGATTCCTCAAGAAGCTTGCGCCCCCTGGCTTTGTAGTCCCTGCCCCACTTATCAAGGCAGTAGTCACCGGCCAAAGCGACGATACGCTTGGCAGCGAGCGCCTGATTGTTGTGAGCCTGGAGGTCGGATACCTGCTTTCGCAGATGCTCAACTTCCTGCTCGATGGTGTCGAACACGGGGACGCTCACTTCTTATTCCCCTTCCCCTTGGTCGCGCGGGCCATCTTCAGGACGACGTCGAAGAGGTCCGGCCTCATCTGGTCGTAGCGATCGGCCCCGCCGGCCTTCACCAGCTTCGAGATCTGCTCGTCGTCGAGGTTGTTGGCGTGGATGATCTGGGCGAACTCCTGCGCCTGATCGGTGGTGATGAAGCGCTTATCCGGAGCGGGGGCGTCCACTGTGGCAACCGTTCCAACCGGTTGCTGCTCGGTCGAAGTTGGAACCTTCGCCTCGCCAGATGGATTCTCACCCCCGCTTTTACCCATTTGCTCTTTGTCGCTTTGGGTTTTCGGTTGGCCGGTGAGCGCGGCGAGCTTGGCGGCGCGCACCTTGTCGGCGTCCTCGGTCGAGCCGGAGGGGTTCCGCTCGCGGAGGCACTCTTCCCAGCTAGCCTCTTCATTAGAGATGCGCGTCCAGACGCCGCGAAGGTCCGACAACTCTTCGGACGTCAGGCGCTCCAGACTATGGCCGAGGTAGAACTCGAGATCGGCGGCCATGATGCGCAGTTCGGCAAAGGCGTCGATCAGTTTGTTGCGGGCCCCGGCCGGATCCCGGGCATCCGCATCGTGGGTGGTCTTCACCGCCTTGAGCAGCGCGGCCCGGATGATATGGCGCGGCAAAAACTCTTCCGCCGCGGCGCGCTTGGCGAGCGCCGTCTGCCGGAGCTCCTCCTTGCGGAGCTCGTCGAGGTTCATCCGCACGATGAAGACTTCCTCGCCGTCAGTGTTTATGCGGGTGCCGAGGATCTCCCGGCCTGGCGGTGGCTCGATCTGGCGGGTCTCGCGGTTCGGATAGCCACGCTTCTCGATGCGCTTCTCGATCGCATACGTTCTCACCACATGGAAGTTCGACTCGTAGTCGCTGATGGTGATCGCGCCGATCCGCAGATCCGGCGTCTCCGTAATAATGGCCGGCTCCGAGCCGTTGTTGCCGAACAGGCGTAAGGCGGTTCTTAGTAAGTGGATCGTGGGCCCCTTGGCCACCTTTTCCACCCACTTGCCTTGCGCGTTTTTCTCCTTACCGACCGGGCGGCTGTACTCGCAGAGCGCGGCGAACTCCGGGTCGCCCACCGCATCGATGAGCCTCGACCTGAACTGGGCCTCGTTACGAGGCCGCTGGATCGCCATCACGTACCGGGCCTGCACTACGGCCTGCGCATGCGCGATCTGGGTTGCCGCCGCGACGTCCACCGCCGCGCGGTGCGTCACCTCGCCCATCTGGTTGGTTGTCACCTCGCCGCTGGAGCGTACGAGGGCTTGTTCCTGGTCAGCCATTGCCTCACCTCTTCCTTTTCTTTGGCGCTTGGGCGATGGCTTCCTTAATGGCTTCCACTATGCGGGGATTGAGCTCGCGGGTGATCCCGTGAAAAGTGCGCGACACCGTGCCCGGCGACATACCCAGGCTCTCGGCCACGCGGCTGAGAATACCTGGGTAGGCTTTGAGAGTGGCGGCGCGCTCAGAATCGGAGCCGAAACCATTGTTGTCCATGCTTTGCGCAAAGACAGTATGGCGGTATTTTCAGCTTTGCGCAACAGCGCCGTTGGGGCTGATTTTTAGCTTGTCGACGAGGGGCTGGAGCCACGCGGCGTCGATCACGCGCGTTGGTGCGGCCTCGATCGCCGCGGCCAGCGCCTTCGCCTCGTCGCCTTCGAGGTCCACGGTCTTGGTCCCGTAGTCTGGATCTGGTAGCTTCCAGGCGTACTGCTGGCCGTTGACGGCGAACTCGCTTTCGATCTGCTCCTCGTCGGTGAGCCTGAGCTTCTCGATGACGCGCAAGCCCACGCTGGCTTCCTTCAGGTTGGGCGCAGCATGGTTCCCGATCACATTCCATAACATGATGCGCTGGTAAAACGGTAAGGTCAGACTCTGCATTAGAGTAGTTTATTCACAACTCCTTCCACGGCCGCTTGCAATGCGGCGTCAGTGACGGCTGCCCCGTCCTGCTGGATCGCTGGGTCCATCACAGTTGGCGGCTGTATCTGCATGGCTACCATCTGCGGATTCTGCATGGCGTTGAGCGCCCATTTCTCTCGGGTATTGTGGGCAGGGACGCTCCCGGCCTCGATCATGATACTGTCGGCGAATTTCAGTACCGCCACCTGGACCCGCCCCCGGAACGTCTGGTCGCTCATGAGGGCTGCTGATTCTGTGTAAGTCATTGAAACCTTCTTTCTATGAACATAAGAACGCTGCCGATCTTATCACTTGGGTATCGGTTCTTTTAATGTAGAAATACAAATAACTGTTCGAATGATTGTAGTAGATCATCATCGTCCCAAGCGGCATATTCGCGGTGTCTGCCCCCCAGGCTGCCGAATTCGCCATGACGATATTGCCCCCTGAAGGGTTCAGGTACAACGTGCCCACTGCACCGTTGTCCCATGCCTGGATGGTGCCGCCGTATCTGGCACTTGGAATCCCATACCCAAGA